CTGAGCTTGGACGGTTACGCAGATTCCCACTCATCACTGGTAGAGACAATGGTGCAGTGGGTAGACAAGGCATCAACACTCCTATTCAGTCACTTGCCAGTGACATTACACTTGATGCACTGATACGCATTCATGCCAGATTGAAGAGACTGAATCGTAAAGCTGGCAGAGTAGTTGCACACATCATCCTTACTGTGCATGACTCCATACTCACTGAGTGCAGACGTAGCTACGCCAAGCAAGTCAAGAGAATCATTGCAGAGGAAATGTCACAAGTACCGATTGATACTGTTGTACCATTTGCCGCCAAGATAACAACAGGCAAGAATAGGGGTGACCTGAAGTGATTGAATGCACTAACCTGTTTGAAGATGCAGAGTGGGCATGTGCACATGTGATGCAGGGTGGCATAGCACGTATCAACATACAACCGTCAAAGCGAAACATGATCTATACAGTGCACGTTCGCATTGACAGTATCGCTAACTTCCTTGACCAGTGCAGACGGGCACAGAATAAGGCACAACTTGTAGCAACTGATACAAGCGATTCTAAGCCTCTCTAAGCCTCTCAGAATCCAGACCCTACCCGACCCCTAGGGTAGCCTCTCAATTGGTCTTAGGATGGCTTACAGGCATGTCTCAGAGCATGTACGTCTAGCCGTTCGACCCTAGGTTGCCGACTAGGGGATCGCTTTGTGCTGATTGATACAAGTGACTGTCACGTCTTGATGAACACATTGCAGACTCCAAATGGTTGCATGTTGTTGTGATAGCCATTGCCACCATCACTGTTGACCGCATGTAAGTGGTTTACATCTGTGGCACCGGTTTGTACAGTTCCAGGTATAGAAGCAGTACCAACATAACCTGGTGCCCATTGTGCAGTGCTGCCACCTTCAGAAATCCATATTCCATGTGCATGGGGAGTGCTACGATCCATCCACCCTGTAGCACCAGCATGTGAGTGTACTGGCATTTCACCGTTGGTTATTTGGTGAGTCTCTTCACCACTCTTGTAACCGAGTGCACGTCCAGTTAGACCTGGACCATTACCGGCACCTACAATTGTTCTACCCCTGTAATCTGGAATGTTGAAAGTGGTAGAACCGTCACCCCCACCAAATGCACTTTGAATGGCAGCATAGAGTGCAGCGTATGTTGTGCGGCTAACTGCACTGCCATCACACAACAACCAACCTGATGGTGTTGCTATTGCTGCTGATATCTTCAAGTCACCAGGCATGAAGAGACTGGTACTGTTACCTGGTGCAGCCTGATTAGCACCAGTACCTAGTGATCTACTACTAGGTACAGATGGTGGTCCATCTTTGAGTGCAGGTCCAACAGTGATCCAACTTGCACCTAGATCAAGGTCCAATCGTGGTGAGTCAACTTCACCAGTAACAATTGCTTGGCGTCCGACAATACCTGCCGTCGATGGTGAACTGGTTGGACGTTGTACTAGAGTGCCAGCACTGATTGGTACCAGTGTGTCAAGAACAGCAGAACGTGCAAGCCACGCTGTTGGAATATCAACAGGTGTATCTGATTCTGTGTAGTTCGGAATACCTAGACGTGCTGATGGTGTTGGCATTAGAGTGTAATCTCCGCGTTAGTCAAATCTCCATATGTCGGATAAGCAGCCTGCAACTCTGAATACAAGTTGTAAGTGTCACGTACCCAACCATATGTTGGATACTCAGTCATGTTGTGAGTGTATCTGTTCGGTCCTACCTTATGTGCAAGGATGGCACGTCCAGTCAACGTAGGGTCAGGTGTCTCCGACGGCTTGGTGACTATTGTGTAACGCCATGCTGTACCGATACGCTCAGTCAACGCCACAAACTTTGTGCCAGTCAGTGTCTCCTTGACTGCATCAACTGTTGCTTGTGGTGTGCCACGTTTGAAGTTACGCTTCTCACGTACCCACTCACGCTGTGCATCACCACTCAGGTCACCACGTAGATTGACACCAACGTACTGACCTAGGTAACCTAGGTTCTCTTCTGGACATGTATCAATGTCAACCAGGTTGGCGTAACCAACCAAGCCATCATCACGTGTGGCTGTCAAATCTTCAACTGGTTGAAACATACAACCGAATGCATCACAGAACACCCACAAGTGAAGTGATTGATCCAACTTCTGAAACGGTAGTAACTGTTCATACAACCGATCAGCAAAGCTACCGTCACCAATGACACTCATGGTGACACCACATTAGCTGTAACAACACCTAGGTTCGGAAGTGTGAATGCACCAGGCATGACAATATCTGTTGTACCCATTGTGCCAGCTTGAATACCAATCGTCACCAGTTCTGCCCAATCAAGTGTAGGTACAGATTCAATGGTGGTCATGATCTTTGAGTAACGGATATTAGGGTCATTCTCCCACACTGGTACTTCACCAGTTTGTGTCTGTTGAATTCCCCATGATGCCTGATTGAGATAAGCAGCTAGTGCAGCTTGTACGTCACTGGTTGCTTGTGCAACGTTTGTCGGATCATTGACATGACCAGTGTAACTCACATCAATCAGTGAACGTGTTGCACCCATGACATTACAGATGAAGTTCATTTCACGCCATGACTCCATCAAAGCTGCAACCTCCTGTTGCAGTTCTGTTGACACATCATTACCGTCAGCGTCAATCGGGCACAGTGCCACCATCTTGTCATTGTCAGTAGTTTGATCGACAGGGTTGTAGTTGTCAATGTAACCACAACGGTAGACACCATTCACCTTACGTGACAGCACAGCAAAGTTCTTACCTAGAATCGGTGTCTCTGTCCATGTCTCAAACTCTTGTGCCAACCGAGTATCAAATGCATCATCCAACTCTGCATCTTGTCCACCCTGACTGACAGTGTTCGATGGACTCATGACAATACCATTGATGAATGACAGTGAATCTGTCCTAACCACCTGGAACAGATTGCTACCGTTCGCACCTGGAATCACTGCCACGCACAGTATGTCAAGAGATTGCTGACCAGCGGGTATGTCAGCTTCATTCAATGTCCAGAAACCAACAGTGTCAGTAGTAGACGGTGAAGTCATACCAACTGGTGTCTGCACTGGAACGGTGTAACCTTTGGTGTCAATGGCTTTGAATGTCAGTATGACTGTTGCTGACACTGCATCCAGTGACGGTGCACCGGCCATGTCACCAAATGCACGGAAGATGTTAGCTGGTACGTCACTAGCAACTTCTGCACCAACAGCAGCCATAGTTGCACCAGCACGAAACACAATGTCAATTGTTGATGCTGGCTTAGGTACCCACTCAGGGAAAGTCTCCTGTACCTTAGCTACTGCCATGTTGTACAGTGCAGTCTCATCAAACTCAACCGGAACCTCAATATATTCATTGGGCACCTGACTGCCTCCAAATAGTAATGGTGTCAATCATAGTCTTGAACCACTCAGGGTCACGACTGATTACTTCAGTTGCTTCAGGTTCCCACTTCACTATCAACTGACTGAGTGCATCAAGGTTCACTCCACCTTTGCGAAAGGTTGGTTCATTGATACCAAAGTCAGTGTTGGCAATTAGCTGACCTGGTTCATATGACAGTATCGTCCAAACGTTGTTCTGTATCTCTTCATCTGAGCTTTGTTCACATGCAACCACATCACCATCGTCAGTGAACGTGAACGGTAATGCCCACTGCGGCGTGATGATATCTTCATTCGCCACTTTCTACTTCCTCTTCAGTAGTAAACAACACAGACGAAATATGCTTGTCCTTATCTGTCACCACTTCAGTTGAAGTAGAAAGCTGAATGTTGAAAGTATCAGTGATACTCAAGTCAGCAACGTAAACTGTGCCGGAGAGAATGTTGCCACCTTCCAGTACCTTATCAACTGCACCTTGTGAGTCTTCAGCTTCAACAATAATTCCACTCATTGACCACATAGTTATACCTGGTGGAATCAAACCAGGGTCAGTAGGCATCGGAACCTGAAAGACTGCAAACTGTGTCATAGTGTCTCCTAGTATTCGATTACAGTTAGTTGGCGTCTTGTGCCGTACAGAGTAAGTGTTGTATTGGGTGTTGACCACACAACATCAATTGTGTGTGATCCAGCAATTGCAGTCCACTGCCAGTGTGCATGAAGAGTTGATCCACTAGGACCAGCCAAGCCATTTATGTCAGTATATACACCATCACCAAAACCAGGTGGTACAGCACCATCCTGTCTACAGTTGAAGTCATTGTAACTGGCACCAGCGTTCCACATGTAGTGACACGTAATGAGAACCATGATAGGCCCGCCACGAAAACTTTTAGTGAGTGTCATGTCTGCAAGCACATTACCACTGGTATGTGTTGGTGAATTGGCAACACCCATCTTTGAAGTTACAATTGGCTGTCCACCACCTGGACCTACTGGACCTTGTGGTCCTGGTCCTGCGGTAATTAGTGCCACTGACAGGAAACTCCATGCTGGATTACCGACACCACAAGAAAATGTTACACCTACATAGGCATACAGTTCAAGATAATCACCAGCTTGACAATGAACAATATCATTCGCTGACTGTTCACGGCCATTGCCACCATTGCCAGTTACATTCAATTCAGAACCACGGGTTACCTCTACACCGTTCTTCCAGATTCCCGCGATACAACTAACAGTGGCAGTAGTTGTTCCCCAACTGATATTACCGTTTACTTGATAGTAACCAGTGGCAGGTATGTCGATACGTCCGTTTGCTACACTAATCATACCACCAGTGTCATATACAGATGTGTCAAGTGGAATTTTATTCCAGCCTTGATTACAAGTAAAAGCTGCGTTGCGATATGCTTTTGCAGCGGTAACAGCAGCAGTTGAGCGGTTAGTGAAACCTAGGTCAACCCATGCGCCAGTCTTACGCTCAAAGTTCTCACCATCAGATTGGCGGATACAGAAGTCACCATCAAGCTCACCAATGAACGTACCAGGTGGTGGTGTTCCAGTTCCAGTGTACATGTACCAGATGGAACCACGTACACCAGGTGGACCCTGAATCACTGCCGATGTGGGATCAACAGTAATACCCGCCACTTTCACTATCAGTGCAACAACACAGTACGGCGGCATGTTGTTATGTGCACTGTCAGCATTACGAGCGTTCATAGCTAGTGCTGGAATTGACAGTGCAGGAATTCCATGAAGGTGATCGACACCAGCGGCACCGTCACTTACTCCCCAACCACCCTGAGCGTTACCCCAACCTGCACCCCAATTGCCTGGTCCACCATTGAGGATCACCTTGTCATGAGTGTGACTCGGTGAGCGGTCCATTGCACCAGATGTGCCACCACCAGTTGCATTACCAACAGTTGTACCACTACCATTGACACCTGATTCAGCAGCAGTCAGTGCATGGGTTGCTTCACCAGCCTTTGATGCCCATGCAATTGATGCTGATGACATAAGGAATCTGTCACGCAAATCAGGAACAGTGAATGTCTGGTTAGTAGTGTTCACTGTCCATAGTGGATTACCTGCCGCGACTTCAGCAGCAGCGAAAGCATAACCTTGTGGGTAAGTACCCTGAGCGTAAGTTGCACCATTCGCAAGCACAAATCCATATGGCAGTGTCTTACCACTGAACGTTGACACTGTGCCAATTGCTGAGCCATCCATTGCCTTACCGTCAGCACCAGTTGGACCCTGAGCGCCAGTTGCACCAGTGTCACCTTTCGCACCTTGTGGACCAGTAGCACCCGCTGGACCAGTAGCACCAGTGTTACCAATTGGACCTTGTGGACCTGTTGCACCAGTTGTACCTGTTGCACCAGTATCACCCTTTACACCTTGTACACCTTGTGGACCTGTCGGCCCTACTGGACCTGCAACACCAGTGTCACCTTTATCACCCTTTGCACCTTGTGGTCCTGCCGGACCAGTGGCACCAGTAGTACCAGGTGGTCCTTGTGGACCTTCAGGTCCAGGTGCACCAAGTGCACTAGGAGTGATCGCCCAATGCTTACTGTTTTCATCCTGCACAACAGCAATGGTGTCACCTTCTACTGCACCAGTCTCTATCGGAAACTCATACACCCCACCATCAAACGAGTCAATGGTAATAGCTCCGTTAGTGTCATCGAACTTCTGTGTGACAAGTGCAGTTGCAGCAACACGTCTATCATTGTTGACATGTTTCTGATCGTCAAACGCATCGGCAAAGTAATCTGAATAACTCATGTTCCCGGCCAATGACGTGGATGGAATGTTGACAAGTGAGAGTCAGCTTCACCATTGCCACCCCATGGCAATACAGCAGCACCTACACCTGAACGTATGCCACTGTGTGAAGTGTTGGCTTGCACATGACCAACAGGATGAGGTAACTTGAATTCAATGAACACATGTCCTGACTCACCAGGGTTAGGGTTAGTCCATATCGTCATGATCTTACCCTGTCCAGGGTCACCCCATGAGTCAAATCCACCTGATGCCATTGGCGATGACACCATACCGCCAGCGTGGAGAATAGCTGACACATAACCTGAACAGTCATAAGGTGCAGTGAAGTTTGCGTCATGTCCACCAGCGTAAACGTATGGGTAACCCTTCTGGCTAATGTCAATTGCTTTGTTGTACACATTGTCAATCTGAGTGTTACCACTTCCACTGATCTTACCCTTCTTGCCAATGTGCAAGTGGGCATCGCCATGAATAGTAACGCTAGTAGTAGATGGTGCAGGTTCAGAGATTGGAGGTTGTGGAAGGTGAAGAGTAATAGTACCTACATTGGAGAACAGTGGACGTTCTACCTGCCACACCAACCATCTACCATTGGCAGGACCAGAGTTTTCAATTACAATTGGTACACCTGGTGGTGACTGCCATCTATTGAAGTGTGCGGTCACCGTGCATTCAGACACCTTCTTACCAGTATCAATGTCATAATCAATCGTGTCAATTCCCTCAGTCTCTTCACTGATAGTGTCGAAGGGAATTGAATCAATCAGTGTAGTGTCATCCTCCCAATACACTGTATTGTCAATCATGAATGCACGGAAGTTCACTTCTTTCGCAAGACGTGTAATTGCAGACCATGAATCTTCCTTCTGCCCACTGACACCACGGGTGAATGCATATGCATTGTATTCAGTGTAACTGGTACTGTTAGTTCCTTCTGTTGTTCCCCACATCTTTATTGTGTTCTTTGCTTCACTCTCCCACTGTGCATAGTAAGATGCACCAGCCCCACTGTGTTGCACACTTTGCACCAGGTCAGCTAGTGACTGGTTTGGACTTCCTTGGTAACTCTTGATTGCTACATTGAAGTAAGCTCTAGCATCACCAGGGATACCGTGGTCCATTGCGGGCCATTGTGAACGTGCACCACCAATGTATTTCTCCTGACTGAACAAACCCATGCCTAGTGTCGGATTGTTCAGAATAGAAACTGTTGACTCCTGAGTGATGCACATAATGGCAGACACCTGAACTGCATATGGCATCTTCATCGAGTCACCAGTAGTAAGCACTTGTGCGATGTAGTCACGCTGTTGTGGCGTGGCACGTGCATGTTTCACTGTCACTGGTGCATTAGGTGCAAAGCCACGACCTTTGATTGCTTTAGTCTGTTTACTGTTAGGTAACTGCTTCAGGTTCTTGATAGGTTGCACTTTATGAAGCTCACTAGAAAAGAACTGTACACCACCAGGCATACTAGTTACTTCATCGCACATTGCCTTGACTGCCATTGCGCGAGTGAACGTTGCAGTACGTGTCCATGTCTTATTCTTGGTGTACCTGCGAAGCTCATGTACTGCACGGTTCTCAAACGTCAGAGTGAATTCATCACCAGCTTTCTGACATGCAACCAAACAGAAGTCACGACCGTCCAGTGTCGCATAAATTTCATTCCACGTGTCAGGGATAACCAAGTGGCGTCGCTGACCATGAACTGATGTAATGATTACCGGCTTGTCTGCACTCACCCAATCCTTCAATAGCTTGTGCACCATTACTCTACTTGAATCTTCAACAACTAATTCAAGTGAAGCTGCACCTTCCATTGTCTCAATGATCTTACCATCCAAGATTGCCTGAGATAGATCGTCACTTACTAGATCATCATTGATGATGAGTGTGGCAAGATCAGTGTCAATCGGATAGTCAAGAATTGATGGAACTTTGAAGTCTCTATTTGCAGCAGTTTTCTTCTTACGAGTAGGTTGTGGATGGTGAGTCCTAGCTGAGTGTTTTATAAACTGAGTTGCACTAGTCATTTCTTATGTGTCACAGTTGGTAGTTTTATCCAATGGTGAACCTTCAGCTTAGTTGGGTTGTGAATCTTATTCAGTTTCGCAATAGAGTGCCACTCAGCTTGGTCACCATAGAAGTAAGCTGCAATCTTCTGTAGAGTGTCACCCTTCCTGATCCTGTACTTCTTAGGCACCGGCCTAGCAGGTAATCTCTCTTTAGCCTGCAAGACCTTATCTGGCACATACTCCCACACTGTCAGTGTGCACTCTTGTCGCACTCTTGCCAAGTCATTGTTGATGATGTAGTCACCCCATGCAACTGTTGCAACTACCCATGACTTAGTGTGGTCGTTAGTGAAGTCATGTGGAATTGCACCATGTGCATCCACTCTGACAATTGGTGTACGTGGCTTGTTTTGTAACTTTTCACCTAACCGTTCAACCTGACGTATGTACCGTTCCACTGAATTCATTGCACTACCAAGACGTGGATTGAATCCTAGATTGTCAAACACCAGTGGAATCTGTAACTCGTAAGTTGGTGCACCCTGCCATTCAGTGAATGATGTTCTCCACCTACGTTGTATCTGTTGCCAACCTTCAGGATCATGCTGTACAACAACAGTGGGACCAGCCAGCTTGACTGACACAGTGAGCTTGATTTCATGCGAGGTAAATGTAACAAGTTTCATCGCCGCGCCAACCTGTCAGTTGTGTACTTACCAACTGCACGTGCAATCTCTTGACGCTGTATCTGCACTGAGATAACAAATGGCGGCATGACTCTATCTGTTTGTTGCACACTGCCAACACTTGTAGATGTGTGTGGTTGCACTCTTGAACCACCAGGCAAGTTCACTAGTTCAGGTCCAGCTTCACCTACCCATGTCAGTCCACCCCTGAGTCCACCGTGCTGTGCACTACTCACTGAGATACCTGATGGAACTGACACAGGACCGATGTGAGTGTGCTTGATGTGAATTTGCAAACTACTCAACCAGTGCCATGCATCTTTGAAAGGTTGTGTAATTGCATTGATGATAGTGCTAGCTGCACTGTTGAAAACATCTGCAATCTTACCTGGAATACTAGTGACGAAATCAATTACCTTTTGGAGAACACCAATGATTTGATCGTGGAACTTTATGAACAGTGCAATTACCAAACCGATAGGACCAGTGAATATCCCAACAATCAACGGCCACCACTTCTTCAAGAAGTTGATTGTGGCAGTGATCGCTGTTGTCACAGCATGTTGTATGTTATGCCAAGCGTTACTAACCCAATGCACAACACTGTTAGCTACCTTCTTCACTGTGTTCCAATGCTTGACTAGCAAGATGACAACTACAATGACTGCCATGATTGCAAGTACCCATGGGTTAGTAAGTGAACTTACTGCATTCATTGCCAACTCTGCTGCTTTAGCTGCGAGTATCTGTATCTTGATGGCAACATATGCAAGTGCCACAAACTTCAACACGTCCACCAGTTTCTTCAGCATGTCATGATGCTCTTTGAAATACTGAGTGACAGTGTGAATTATCTCACCCATCAACTTGAAAGCTGGATTCATATTCTTAGCAACTACAGCGTACAGTTTCATTATCCAACCGAACACAGTGAACAGTGCAGGTGCAAGATTCTCTGCAAACTGTACCTTCAAACCCATGGTCGCCAGCTTCAGTTTTATCTGTGCCTCATGCAACCTCATTGCATTCTTGGTTGCGTTACCATTCAGTGTAACTCCGTAAGCTGCTGCTTCCTTGCGTTGCTCTGCCAGCTTCTTGGAACCTTCACCTAACAGTGGCATCAACTGTTGCCAACTGCGACCGAACAGTTTAGTTGCAATTGCAGTCTTCTGTGCACCACCAGGCATCTTGTTGAAATGGTCAATGACTGTACCTAGCATACTGTTCATGTCATGACCATGAGCTTTCAACTGATTCATACCGATGCCCATGTCTTTGAACAGTGCAACTGACTTCTTGCCACCCTTACCAGATGTTGCTGTTTCAAACTGAGTGGCAACAGATTTCATTGATATGCCAAATGCACGTGCATTGACACCATACGCTTGTGTCAGTGCTTGCCAACCAACGGCATCCTTTGTTGTCATACCAGTTACTTCATGGAAAGCCTTGGCATTCTTGGCAAGCTCAGTTGTAGATTCAATCGCACTCTTGACAGTTTCTATTGACAGTGCACCTGCTGCCATTCCTGCAATTGTACCTACTACCGGACCACCAGGCATGAGTGACTTACTGGCAACACCTTCAACCTTACTTCTCATGTGGCTATATGCACTGGCAGTCTTGTGTGCCATGTTTGACATTGCACTAGCTGTACTGTGTGCAGCTTCTTTGAGTCTACCAACTACACCATGAACTTTGTTCATTGAACTGGTAGCTTCTATGGCAGTCTCTTTTGATGCAGTGCCAATCTTCCTGATTGACACAGCAGCTTCTTCTGTGCCTGAAATGAATGACTGTAAGTCTTTCAGACGTATGACAATCTCAACAGCTTCTTCATCTGCCATCAGTTACCACCAAACAGTTTGGCGACACAATTGGCTATACGCTGTGCCTGATTTTCGTCACGCTGTTCCATCAGCTTGAATACCTGTTCAGTAACAGCTTGTGTCAGTAACCGTTCTATTGGGTCACTGACAGTGAGGAATTGCCATGATGACATTCCGGCAAACTGCACCTTGGCAGCCTCAATCACTTCAGTCTCTCGATTGACTAACCTAAAAAATCCTCATCTGCCGTGCGAGTTTTGTCAGTCATCCACCTTGACAGTAAGATGTTTGCCTCAATGACACTATGCTCAGAACCATACAGTCCAAGCACAACGTCACGTGAATCATCGGCAACATAGTCAAGGGTACGAGACAATTCAAGTGACCTGAAATTCACCTGACGTTCCTTGTCAAGTGGTCGCCAGTCATGTTGAACATCTTTACGGATCAGTACATTCTTTGATGCTGCAATAAGAGTGTCAAGTGACGCCAACAGGTTCATGCCGATACCGTTGACATTCTTTGTCTCACGTCGAACGTCACGTGCAATCATTTCAGTTACTTCTGAGTTGATGTACTGATACTCAATGGCAAGCAAACCCTTGTAACCAGGTACTTCCATGACCTTACTAGTACCAAACAGGTTAGTAGCTTCAGCACGGAGTTGCTTCAGATTGTCAAGGAGTGCACCCTGTGACTCTTCATCCACTTCACCGTTGGTTACATCTTCAGTGTGAGTAGTAAGTTCCTCTTCCATTTCTCTCCTAGCTTGCTACTGTCAGGTTATCCAGTTCAATGACTACCTGTAGGATTGCAGCGTTGTTTGAGTTTGAGTCAACCTTTGGATCAGTTACAGTTTTGAGCCTACCGTTACCGATGATCGGGTTACCGTAAGGTTGATATGACCTGTCAAGTGGTTGCTTCTGTACTTCACAACCACCAAGACCACACTTGTCCAGTAGGAATCCAATGATCGGATTGTCACGTGACAACCGATAGTTTCTACCGATAGTCAAGTCAGTGTAAACAGTTCCACCACCTAGTGACTCTTCAGTTGGCTGTCCACCTGACCTGTACTTGGTGGAGTTAGTGTCTTTGTCACCACCAGCCCATGTATCCCAAATGCCAAGGTCAGTACCGTCAATTGCTAGGTGAACTAGAAACAGTTGCTCGCGTGAGCCATCACTCATTTGTTACTCCTTTCACGCTGCTAGTGATTCAGTGATTGGCACCTTGGCGATATTGATAATCACCTTTTCTGCCATGCTTGAAGTGTGCAATCCAACGTTTGCACTGAGCTTACCCTGAGCAAAACTGGCAGGTGTATTTACTGACGGTCCAACATCAACATTGAACGCTTCACCAGAAGTGTCACCGAACAGGTCACCAGCTTGCCAGAATCCAAGCAGTGAGTTAGAGATTGCACCACCAAACTTCTTGGTGACTTTCAACATTGAGTCAAGCTTACTGAACATGAAGTTCTCAGCAACAACACTCAGTGAAGCTTGCACTGCCATGACAGTGCGACTGTTGTTGAAGAATGACCAGTCAGCATCAGCCACCTGATCGGCAAGTGAACGCCAACCGTAAGTGCGAACACCATTCAGCTTGCGAATAGACACATTCACACTTGCTTCATTCATTGCCTGTCGGTCAGCATCAGTCAGTGAAGGTTGTGACAGGTCTTGAATATAACGTGCAATTCCCAACACACCGGCAGCAGGGTCACCAGATGAGTAACCAAGTGCATCATTGTAGGCAAGCCTACCTGCAACTCTTGCTGAAGGTGGAACAGTACGTGTTGTACCTGGTGTCAATCCAGGTGCAGTATCCCACGGCCAGAACATACCGGAGAACCTGTCACCAGTTGTACCAGTAAGTACCTCAGCAGCAGCAGTTACAGTTGCAGCATCAGGTACGTCTTCACTATCTAGCAGTGCAATACGTCCACTTGCTGTTGCACCCATCAGAGCTTCATGCACAGTAGGGTCAGTCTGACCAAATGCAGTAAGTGTTCCAGGTCCAAGATCAGAAGTGAATACATCTAGACCTGTAATAATGTCAGCAGGCAAAGCAGTAAGTGGCACTCCTGAAACGTAAGCTCTGAATCCACCTTCCCTGAAGAATGTCTGCACACCATCCCACATTGGGTTACCAGCTTGTCTTGCACCGAACAGTAACTCAAACTGGTCAATCGAATACACCATATCGAAACCTGGTGTTTCAACTGGTCCGACAGTAAACAGAGTTGCAATGTCAACAAACTCCGCTGCACTCGGTGGAGTTTCAATGATGTTGACTTCATAACCCGGTAGTGTCATCTAAACCTCCTAAGAAGATATGTCAACGTTGACATTGACTTCTGAGATATCCGGGTATTCAAGTGGATATGCATATGGATCAGACGGTACAGTCAGCACACCATCAGGTCCACGGAATCCCTCAAACACATTGATTACATCTTCAACTTCAACAGTGAATACCAACCGTGCAGATGAAATCATCTGTTCCAGTATTGGCGGCCAGTCATCATACTTTTCGTCACTCCACTCTACACCTGATGCCCAACCTCCTAATTCTGGCATGGCAGTCATTATCATACGGATAGCTGCACCGTAGTAACCTGACAGGTCTTTTGCATCTTGGTCGGTTCCCGCTGACACAACTGCACCAACTGCAATTACCCACCATGCTTTCATTGTGCCGTCACCATCACGACGTGGCGGTTTGCCCGGATTCAAACCAGTTGACACAACCGCCACCATCGGCAGTGTGTCTTGTGGATTTCTGGCAAACTCCTGTTTGATCCTCCATGACTTTGGCAGTGGTAACACTCTTGCTGGCAACTGATGGAAGCGTTCAATTGCAGCAATGTAAGACTCCATCCAAGTTTGTAAGTGAGTCACCACATTGTGTTCAACAATCGACCTATCAACAACTGTTTGAACATCACTGTAAACATCAACGCTCATAACACTTCACCTGTCATGATGAAACGTTGCACCATCTTTGTCAGTTCCTTACGTTCAATTTCAGTCAACTGGACTAGTCTACGTTGTGGCATACGTGATGTTCCAGTTTGCTGGAATGTCGCATATGGAACACTGGTGCCATACCGTAACCAATCACTAGAAGTCTCAGCAAGTGAATCAGATGTTTCACCTGTAAGTGAATTGAACAGTGTTTCTGTTGCACGTTCAATCCATGGTTGTTGGTTCTTACGTGCCTTTGCTTTGAGTGTACTTTCAGCAAGCTCCGGCCATCCACCTGAACCATGTGAACCTTCAGTGAGAAACTGTACCTGTTCAATTAGCCTCAGTGTCTTCAGCATTTCCTTCCACAGTACCTCAGTTGTACGAGCGTTGTCACGCATCCGTAGGAAGGTACGGTCAATCTGAGTTTCACCTAACACTTCAAGTGTGAATTCAAGTGGCATTACCAGCGCACACTATTCCAGTAGACAGCAGGTGGAGGAAACGCAAATGCAATTGTACTTTCAATTTCCTGTTCACCTGTTGTACCTCGTAAGTCTTCAATTGCAGTTGAGTACCTTGCATACAACTTGTCATATGCAGAGTTAGTTTGTGCTGCTTGGTCAGGAAAGAAGTCAAGCTCCATGTTACTAGCAGCTAACAACATGATGACACGCTTCACATCAGGTGTGTCACTCATACTGATGCTAGAAGCAAACTCACTCATGACTTCAGTGTAAGCATCATCAATCGCCACCAATGCTTGCGGGTAAGTGATTGATGTGTCAGGAGTGAATCTGCCAAGAACCTTACCGTAAGTGTCACGTGTCCGTGCCATCAGGTGAGCTTGTGCAACTTCAGTTGGTGAGGGAGTTACAGCAAACGTCATGTCATCTGGTACTAGTACCTCAACCCTGAATGTCAACACACCACGGTCAGGGAACACTTCTGGTTCACCAGCAGATAGTGACTGTATGAACGCAGGAAATGTTCCCGCCGTGGATAGGTCAGCAGCAGTGAATTGGTAAGTAACCAGTGACTTGTCAGTGGTGTCAACGTCCATGTCAAAGTTCATGTCACCAACAATCAACTCGGCAGTGTCAATGACAGGTGACGATCCGTCTGAGCGTATGCATTGGTACGTGAACACTGGTTGTGTCGCACCAAGCTTTATCGAGAAATCCGGCATGAAACTAACCCTGTTGAATAACGGCAGTCAATCCACTAACTACACTCTTACGTGAGTCACCACCTGTTGCTGCATCTTCTGCATCAAGTAACCTACGTGCCAAGTCAGGGTCACCTTCAGCAGCATCCACTACTTCATGTGCATTAGGCTTGTCTTTCTTGATCCAATCAATCAGTTCCTCATCTGACATTTCACTGACAGATGACACTTCCTCAACTTCCTCAGTGTCAGTTGGCTTTGCTTGTGCTTCCAACTGTGACTGTCGCATTTCTTCTGACTCTTCAGCTTCAGCATCAGCAGCAGCTTCAGCAGCTTCAATGTCTTCTTCAGTTACAAATGCATGTAACTCTTCTCCACGTGCAATATCCTCTTCACGTGGAATGTCAACTGTTTCACCTTGTCTAGCATTGCGTTCAATCCAGTACATCCTACCAGGATGAAACCTATCTTCCAGTTCCACCATGTACCAGAAACCTAGGTGCCTGATGGTACGTTCTGCCATTATGCAATACCAGTGACTTCAAGCACACTGAACGGGTTGGTGACATACATAACCGGACGAACAGATGACTGTACAAACGTCTTCTCTTCTTCAGGTTCACGCCATGTCTCAGTACCGAGTGGCTTTTCCACTCGCATTTCACCAACCTGACCTGACGCCACAACATACGCTGTGCCAGCAGGAACACGGTTGGATGAGTACACATCAATACCCATTGAACTAAGTAGTGCACTCAGGTTGGCAGAACCGTACAGTGTAATCAGTGTCGCCATTTCTTGTGGATTCAACAGCCACAAGTTATAGGTAACACCTAGCTCCTGTTGGTCAGCATACTGTTGCGCTTTTGCAAAGTCAGCAGCAGGATACTCAGATGCTTGTGACGCAGTGGAACCAGCAGTCTGTACTGCACTCCACGGGTGACCAGCAAATGTCTGAGTGTACTCTGTCACTGACGCCACCAGTACACTGACAGCAATCAGGTTGATCTTCCTGACCATTGTGTTTGCTAGTTGGCGAATCTGATTTGCAAACACTGACTGTTGGTTACGGTCACGTGCCTCATCCGTGATGAACACTTTGCCACCGTACTTCTCAACTTCAGCAACACGTGGACGCAACTTGGCACTGGTGACCAACGGGAATTCACCACCAGGTGCAACTTTCTCCACGTCACGCTCAGTGTACAGTTGGTTCATGGTTGCCTGATCGTACACAACTGCTCCACCAGTGACACCGCCACCAGAAGAGAAAATCATGTCAGCGATGAAACGCTGTTGTGTCAGGTCCATAATCATCTGTGTGATTCTCGTTGGCTGTTGAAGCAACAGGTCAACGGTAATCAGTGTGTC